CTTCCTTATCGTCAAATTTTTCTTTTATCTTTTGTAGTGGATTTTTACTTTTTTGCTCTGACATAAGTTTTTAATCTATAATAGCTATAAATTAAGGTACAGAAAAGTGATAGAAGTAGTAGCGGCAGTAGGTGGAGCATTGTTAACTGCATGTTTTGTTTCTGTAGGTTCTATAAGCTATAGAGGGAGACAATCTAGGGATGATCTTGTAAGAAATACAACTGCTATAGAATTATTAACAGATAAAATAGATTCTATGGATGATAATATGAAAGAAATTTTTCATAGGCTTAAAGAGGTAGAACTTGCTGTTGCAGAGATAAAACCAAGAAGATAAAATACCACTTTATAGGTGATGGGGATAGACAATATAGTGGTAAATGTTCAAATTTAATTTAACGTCTAGAATATGTTTGTAAAGGAACATAATTATTATGGTAAGAATTTTTAAGCCAATACTTCTTGCATTTATAAAATCAAAAGCAATGAAGAAACTAATAATAGATTTATTAGAAGCATTAGTAAAACAGACAGATAATACCTTAGATGATCAGGCCGTAGATTTTATTAAGGCTAGATTGTACCCTAATTCAACTAGAGGATTGCAATAAAAAAACCCCGATAAGGGGTTAAGAATTTTTTATATATTCTTATTTTGTTGTTATTTGTGCAAGTGATTGATATAAAGAATCTGTATTAAGACCTAATGCCTCAAATTCGTCAATTGCAGAATAAATGCCATCCATAGCTTTTATTTCATATTGATTGTATGGATTGTTTATTTTTGTTTGTGTTCCTAGAATTCTGTTAGTCATTTAGAAAACCTCTCGGTTGTGTATATTTATAGTATATAACAAGGGTATACCCCTATAAAGGTTGTATTACAATCTTGTAATAATTAGTCGGGAGATTGATCAGATTCTAAATTGGAGGACTCTGCCCTGTCTTTCCTATGTGTTGCTTTAGGTTTTGTATAACTTTCAAGTAAGATTTAAAAAAAGCTTACTATCAGGCTTCCCGACTATTTTTATTTAAGCTCCTTAAAAAACCAATAACTTTCGCTATTATCCCAATGTTCTGGTGGGTTATAAAAAGTAAACATATAGTAACCACAATCATTTTTAACACCATCAATTCTATAATTTATATTATTGTGTTTAATCCACATATTTGAATCTCTATTAAACCAATCATTAATATCTTCATCATTCCAATAATCTGTTTCTAATAATTTATGAAATGCCTTGTTTGCCTGTAAGGATAAATGAGCAACATTTATATGTTTTGTACTAAATCTATCCATTGAATTAGTTATAAGGTTAACCAGTAGTTTTTTGTTGTTCATTTGTTTACCTCCTTACAAGCTAGTTCATAGTTACCTATCTGACTTTCACACGTTGTAACTGTCATGTCATATAGACTTGATGAAAGGGCTGTATAAAACAACCCTGACGCTGCTAACATCATTAGAAAATTTTGCATAATTAAAAACCTGATAATTGTCTTTGTCCACTACCTGCTACCTGTCTATTAAGTCCAACAGAACTACCTGCAGAACTACCTGCACTAGATCCTATACCACCTGATGTGTAACCTGACCCAGAATACAATTTAGGATATTTTTCTGTTACAAGTGCATTAACAATTTCTTTTTCTTTTTCATTTTTACCTCTTACAACCATTGCTGATTGATTTACTTTTTTATTATTTATTAGTAACTGTCTACCTCTTTTTTCTTCATTTTCTGTCATTTTTTTAAATCTATCTGCAACTTTCCATGCCCAGTTTTTTCTAAAATTATTTCTATATGCTTTGCCATTCATAGCAACCATAAAAGGATCTTCAGATGTATGTTTTGTCCATGCATCATCTAATGCTTGTAAAAGATAATCAGTATATATTTCAATTTCAATTTTTCTTCCTTTTGTAGCAAAAACTTCTAAAATTCTATATCCATCATCAAATGCAGATTCTTTATTATTATATGCATTTATAATTCTTCCATTATAAAATTTTGCAACAGCACTTAAAATTATAGAAACAGCAGGATCTACTCTTTTATATGGTTTCCCATAAGTAAAATTATTAGCTTCTAAATCTTCTTCTACAGTTGACGTGTCTAACTGCTTTTCTAGTTGCTCTTTTGTTATGCCTTTAGCTAGTAATTGTTGCTCTAGTTTTGCTTCTGCAGCTTTTGCTTCATGTGGGTTAGAACTTGCTGTAAGTCCTAAAATTTTTGAAAGAACATTTAAAGATCTAGTCATTTAGAAAACCTCTCGGTCGTTAAGTACATTATTAATATACATTAGGGGTATACCCCTGTCAACATATTAAAATAATACTCCCTGTACACTTGGTTTGTAAGTTGCATCATATCTTGTATTAAGACCTTTAGGGTATTTATATATGTCATAGGCTAAATTTTTATTCATTTCTTTTTTTTCTTTTTTATCAGCTAATAAATAGAAATATCTATGTTTTCTTGGTCTATCTGTTGTATAAAATTTCTCAGTATCGTTTTTTCTTTCATCTAATGTATATTGCTCGCAAATCGTTTTGCTATGTTTATTACTATTGTACATTCTCCATTCTATTCTTTTATCTGATAAACCAGTGTAAATCCAATTTGTTGCTTGATAAATATATCCATGATGATTTTGTGAAGTATCTGCATAAGAAACTATTACTTTTGGTTTAGGTAGTAATTTGAGTGATTGACTGACAAAAAAACTTAGCGAGTTTTTTTCTAAATTATCCTCAACACATAATCTATTTAACTCTAAAAAAATATCTGTATATTTACCATTAAATGCACCTGTAACAAGACTATTAGAAGGTGGCGAGCCAAAACTTATTACACCTTGTAGTGTTTTATTTATATTATACAAACCAAAACAAAACATAATATTTGGTATGCGTTTTGCATAGTGTTTTTTTAAAAACCATTCATAAGTTTCATATCTTTTTATTGATTTAACTGTATATTTATTTTTTATGTTCATTTTATTAATCTTGCATACTGTTGAAGCGTTAAAACAACACGCCAGTTATCACCTTCTGCACATCCTGGTCTTTTTTTATATCTAACTAATGTAGCTGCATGTTTTACATTTGCGTTTATTCTTTGCTGTTCGGCTTCTCTAGGCTTTTGTAATACAGCCGCGTTTGTATCTTTCCAGTTAGCTACCTGTAAAACTGTATCAGGAATACCAACTAAATCACCCTTATCTTTTTCTTGACCTGCCCCAAAACGTCTTTCAACTTCATACCCTGTAAATTTTGTTAAAAGTGCGGCTGCTTCCCTCTCTGCTGAATCACCTTTATTTTTTTGTGGGTTCATTTTTTCTTATTTTGTAAATTTAATTCTAATTTATATTTTTTTGCTATTGCAGAACCAGAAAATTCTCTACTATCACCTCTTTTTAATCTTCCAACTAAATAAAAAATATCGCTAAAAGCAGCAACTAAATCTTTAACAACATTTTCACCATAACAATCTATATTTTTACCATTAATATGAAATATCCAGAAAAGTAATTCAGAATTTGTATTAATCTTTTCTAAATCTATTTGATAAAAAGGACAATTATTATTCCATTGTGTTTTATGATTTGTAGGCAATAAATTTAAACATAAATTCTGTTTATTAAAATGCCAATCACCCCACTTATCAGGGTATCTAAATTCTTTCATTAATTTGTCTAAAGGGATAGGCTTCATCATTTTTCTAACTCCTGTATTTGTTTTTTTATATTTTCATATTCCACAATATATTCCTTAGTTTTAAATTCTGATTTATGAGTAAACATATATCTATCGTCTAACGCAGCTAGTTGTATATATAAATCTTTCAACAAATCTTTTTTTCTTTTCTTAAATTCTTTATTTAATAAATCTTCTTCTTTTGTTGGTTTTGACCAATAAATTACTAAATCAAAAAGCTCTTTTATTCTTTTTAACGCAGTTTCTATCCTTTCCATTTTGTTCATCTAATACTCCATGAATAACTTGTATCCTGTTTTTTTGCTATCCCTTCCTCTCTTTCAAACTGTTCTTTTTCTTCTATTTCGTCTTTTATTTCTTTTTTATATTTTGTTAACTCAGCACTATAATCCCATTTCTCAGGGTTACGTTTTCTAATCGCTTGTATACCATCAATCTCAAATTTATTTAATATAAATCCATCATCAAAATAATTTTCTAATATAACTTTTCTAGCGTCTATTTGATTTTGACATTCCTTCTTTTTATTTTGCCAATCTTTAAGCTCTTTCAATAGCTGTTCTGGTTGTTGATTCATAATTTAAAAAAATGTAAATTCAGATTGTTCTGTGGCTTCATAATCATCTGGTAATTGATAAATAAATTCTAAAAAGCATCTAGCTACTCTCATAATATGAGGATCATCAAAATTAGAAAGCCATTTTTTCATTTCAATAAAATCTAGCTCATCTTCATAATCCATAATTTATACAATCTGTTTTTATATTAAAGGGTATACCCATGCATAATGCAACCCCTACTACAATTCTAATTGCTTTTTTAAATACTCAGTTCTACATACTTCATAATCATACATACATTCTTTTGGGCTATATTCTTCTGTTCTTATCTCATCTGGTGTTATATAAATAACTCTACAAGAAAACAAATCAACCTCACAAAAATTTTGATTTAACAGCGATACATAACCACCAATCTGCAACCTATGATTTTTCTTTTTATATTTATCTTGCGTCTTAAAATCTGCTAAACAAAGTAAACCAGTTTCTTTATGCTGTAACACTGCATCTAGTGTACCTGCAATATCATTGACCCTATCAATCATTCTTAGCTCACTTACAACAATATTCCAAGTATTCCACATACGATAATTTATTAAATTTTCTACCCATTTTGTATATTCTTTTGCATAAGACAAAGCTAAATCTATATCTTTTGTTTCACTCCATATCTGTATTCCTTCATGTATAGCTGTACCCCTTTCAGCGGCCTTTTCCATGTTTTTATTAACAAAAGCATTAGGTCTTACAACTTCACTTACAGACCTTGCAACAAATCTATTATTTTTTAAATCATAATACCTATGTTCATCAGGATAAAATTTTACAAACTGATCCCTGGC